AAGATCGGCAGGTAGAAGTCTCCCGCCATGAGATCATCTCTGGCGTTACCATCATCACATTACTGGAAGCGCCGGTGCGACGGTTTACTATTGGAGATACTTTCCAGATTAAGGCCGGCTGTGACAAGCTCTGGCAGACCTGCATCGAGAAGTTCAGCAACGGCGATAACTACCGCGGCTTCCCGCATATTCCCGGCAATGACACACTGATCCGGTATGCCGCGAACAGCCGTGGCCATAAAGGCGAGCCGTTGTGAGTGAAGATCAATCCAAGCGCATTATAACAGCAGCGCGGCGCTGGATCGGTACGCCCTATCACGATCAGGCCAGCCTCCGCGGTGTAGGCTGTGATTGTCTTGGGCTCATTCGCGGTGTCTGGCGGGAGGTCATTGGCGATGAGCCAACCGACATTCCTCCCTACACACGGGATTGGGGGGAAACTGGAGACATAGAGGTTTTAGCGGAAGGGGCGAGAAAATGGCTGCAACCGGTGCCTGTCGAAGACATCAAGCCCGGCTGCATTCTGCTGTTTCGGATGAAGGATACCGCGATCGCTAAGCACTGCGGGATCATGAGCGACACCAGCCATTTCATCCACGCCCATGAGCGAGTTGGTGTGATCGAACAACCGCTCGCCACTGCGTGGAGGCGAAGGCTGGTATTTGGGTTTAAAACCTCTGCAACTTAGAAGAAAGTAAAACTGTAAGCTGTAGCGCCATTTCACTCTGTACGCGGTACGGTAGTCTCACGCTTCGCTCAAGCTTACTTACTTTTCATGTATTTGGTGGAATGACCTCTAAGGTTGCCTACAACAAAGCTAAAAAGTCTATTATTGGCAGCACCAACTTCCGTTTTTGGGGTAACGGCAAGCTCAAGAAATGACGTGTCTACTGGACAAACAACAGACTATTTATTTATCCAACAAACCACACGCCCTGGCAAAACTAGTTCCAAATTCAGTAAACTGAAGTTGCAACGACATGAGTCCCTGCCACATAGAATGAGTAAATATGCTTTCTGGTGGCTGCGAATTTGACCTAGTCTTTTCACCCAATGCCTCTACTTGCTCACGTAAGCTTTCAAAGTAATCGCTAATCGCATTAACATCCTCACTTGATGTACGAAAATATGACATTTCAGGAAGATCAGACGTTACCCGTTCAATGATCCCAAGACGCAAGAGGTTGCTTGACCAAGAGGTTCCATTCAAATCAGTGAGGCCATATAGTTCTGCCTTTTCCTGAACCAAGGAATTAAATTCTGATCTGAGCTTGCTATTCACTTCTTCTCGTTTCGCCAGTTTTACCTGTTCCTCTGGTGTAAGGCTAAATAAATTCACAGGCGCGAACTTAGAGGAGTTTTGTTCAAGCTCCTCATTTGAGCAATGCACAAATGCGAGAAAGTCAATAATCTTTGCATCAAGCGGTGAAAGGCTCTCCAAAACGCTGACAAACGGGCGTTCAGCTTTGACATCAGAATCTGGGTTAAGAGATTGGGCAAAAATCCCTGCCCAAAGATTACGGACAGTTTCATCATCACTTAGAGATAGGCCATTTACTAAAAGGTGTAACTCCTCCTCTTTTGGAGGAGAAATAGTTTCTATCGAGATACCCGCCTCTTCCAACTTTTTTCTTGTTTCAGACAGGCCAATTTTAGCATTCATTTCTCGCTTCCGACGCACGCGGTCAGACAATATCCCGATTGTATCGCCAACAAGACTTCCCAACTCCTTCGCTGGCGGTTTAAGCAGGTCAACAACTACTTCTGCAAGCGAATGACGTATTTCAGAAGGGATAGAGGTTACTTCATCAATCTCATTGGTGTCATTCATGTTGCTTCTACCCATTTGAAAATTCGCAAAAAATAGACTCAAGAACTTATCCCAACGCATGTGATAGAGGAACCCCATGGCTACACTTGTCCTTGGCGCTGTTGGCACCGCCGTGGGCGGAGCCATTGGCGGCTCCTTTCTTGGCGTGACCGCTGCCACCATTGGTGGTGCGATTGGTGCTGCGGCTGGCTCTTACATTGACAGCTGGTTGATCAGCACAACGCTCCCCGATCAGACCATTGAGGGCCAGCGGCTCAACCGCCTACAGGTCACCACCTCAACAGAAGGCGCAGTCATTCCCCGTGTGTTTGGCCGCATGCGGATCGGCGGCAACATCGTCTGGGCCACGGACTTTCGCGAGGAAATCAACCAACAGACCCAAGGTGGCGGTAAAGGCAGCGGGCCAAAGGTGACAACCACCACCTATGCCTACTACGCCTCCTTTGCTATCGCGCTGTGCGAAGGAACCATCACCGGCATTGGCCGCATCTGGGCTGATGGCGAGCTTATAGATCTGCAAGGTGTCACCTGGCGCTGGTATCCGGGCAATGAGGCCCAAGAGCCTGATGCTTTCATTAAGGCCAAGTTGGGTGAGGCCCCTGCCTATCGCGGCACCGCCTATCTGGTCTTTGAAGAGCTGCTGCTGGAAAGCTATGGCAACCGCATTCCTCAGATCACCGTGGAAGTGTTTCGGCCACTGTTGGACGGAACACCAGAAGGACGATTGCAGTCCGTTACGCTGATCCCAGCATCCGGCGAATATGTCTACGCCACACGGCAGGTGACCAAAACCAAAGGCGGCGCCAAGACAACTGGCATCAATGTGAATGCAGAAGCAACGCAAGCTGATCTCATCAGTGCATTGGACCGCCTGCAGGCCTCTGCGCCCAACATCAAAAGCATTTCGCTTGTGGTTGCCTGGTTCGGAGATGATCTCAGATGCGGAACTTGTAAAATCCGCCCAGGTGTCGATCAACCGACCAAGAATGCCAGCACGTCATGGAGCGTCAATGGTGTCAGTCGATCTGATGCTTTTCTGGTCAGCCGTGATGATAAGGAAGATCCAGTCTTTGGCGGCACGCCTGCAGATTTCTCTATTGTCGAGGCAATCAAGGAAATCAAAGCACGTGGTCTGCGGGTGACTTTCTACCCCTTCATCCTGATGGATATTCCACCAGCCAATACACTGCCCGATCCTTACAGTGATAATGCCAGTACAATCGGTCAACCCGCCTATCCCTGGCGTGGCAGGATAACGTGCTTCCCTGCTCCTGGTTTTGCTGGTTCACCGGACAAAAGCGAAGTAGCCGTTGGACAGGTGTCTGCGCTGTTTGGCTCTGCCACGGTTGGTGATTTCAGTGTGACAGGCACCAGTATTTCCTGGACGGGGCCACCGGGTGATTGGGGCCTGCGCCGCATGATCTTGCACTATGCCCACCTTTGCAAAGCTACCGGTGGTGTCGATGCGTTTCTTATTGGCTCTGAAATGCGGGCTCTTAATCAAGTCCGAGGACCAGCAAACAGCTTTCCTGCAGTCGATCAATGGAGCAGCCTTTTAGGCGATGTACACTCTGTATTGGGTTCAGATACCAAGCTTTCTTATGCCGCCGATTGGTCCGAGTATTTCGGCTTCAGGCTGGCAGATGACAGCGGAGACCTCTTCTTCCATCTTGATCCGCTCTGGGCTCTTGATGCCTGCGACTTTGTCGGCATCGACAATTACATGCCGCTTTCCGATTGGCGCGATGGGTTTGACCATCTGGATGCGCAGATCCGCCCGCACATCTACGATCAGAGTTATTTGAAGGAGAACATTGCCGGCGGCGAAGGTTTTGACTGGTTTTATGCAAGTTATGCTGACCGCATTGCGCAGGTGAGAACCCCAATCACAGATGGCGCTCATAACAAACCCTGGGTGTTTCGTTACAAGGACCTGCAAAGCTGGTGGAGCAATCAGCACTATAACCGCCCGAGCGGTGTAGAAGAGGTAGCGCCAACTGCCTGGGTACCACAGAGCAAGCCCATCTGGTTTACCGAGTTTGGCTGCCCTGCCGTGGACCGCGCCACCAACCAGCCCAATGTGTTCATTGATCCCAAGTCATCGGAATCCAAAGCGCCCTACTTTTCTCGTGCCTGGCGTGATGATGCCATTCAACGGGCCTATCTGGCCGCCACACTCAGTTATTGGCAAGAGCCGAATAACAATCCCACATCAAGCGTCTATGACGGTCCCATGCTGGACCTTGGCAATTGCTCTGCCTGGACATGGGATGCCCGACCTTACCCCTTCTTCCCGGAGCTCATCAATGTCTGGTCAGATGGTGAGAACTGGCGACTGGGGCACTGGCTTGGTGGCAGGCTCGGAGCTGTTGGGCTCGGCGCGCTGGTCAAGCACCTATGCGAACGCGCTGGGCTGTCTGGAGATCTGATCGACACCTCTGATCTTTATGGTGCCGTTGAAGGCTATGTGATTTCTGCGTTGCAAAGCCCGCGTGCATCAATTGCCGTGCTGGCCCGTCACTTCGGCTTTGATGCGGTCGAAAGCCAAGGCATCCTGCATTTCAAGATGCGTGGCCGCGGTGCTGTTAAACGCCTTGAGCTTGATGATCTGATGGCAGCACCAAAAGACACCGAACCCATCGAGCTTGAACGCGCACAGGAAACCGAACTGCCCCAGGCGCTCAAATGGTCTGTTATCCGAGCCGATGAAGACTATGACGCCATCCAGGTGGAAGCGCAGCGGGTAACGGTACAGGCAAGCCGCATATCATCAGAAAACTTCCCGCTTGCCGTTGCCCCGGAAGAGGCAGAGCGCCGGGTGCGCCGCGCCCTGCAGGAGGCCTGGGTTGGACGCGAAGGCGCCAGCTTTGCGCTACCGCCGTCAGAGCTTGCCCTTGATCCGACAGACTTGGTTTCGCTGGATCATGATGGCCGAAGCTATGATCTGAGACTCTTGAGTGTGAATGATGGCCTGGAGCGCAAGGTGACCAGCATCCAGCAAGACCGCCAAGTCTACGATATGCCGCCTGGACCATCGCGGAAAAGAACAGATGGCGCACTTTCGCAGGCCGTTGTCTTTGGCAAGCCGCTGTTTGCGTTTCTCGATCTGCCGCAGCTCTCAGACAGTACTCCTGCTCATCAGCCGTTGATGGCAGCTTATGCCGATCCCTGGCCCGGTATCCTCAATGTCTATCGCAGTCAGAGCGAGGCTGGCTTTAAGTCCGTTGCGCAGATCACCACACCAGCTCAGTTTGGGGTAACAATGGAGCCTCTTAAGCGAGGTCCTACCTCCAGGTTCGATCTTGGCAATGAACTGGTAATCTCAGTTTCCTCTGGGACCATCGAGAGCATTCCAGATTTAGAACTTTTTGCCGGCGGCAATGCCTTTGTGGTTGAGACTGCTCCAAACACCTGGGAGATCATTCAGGCCAGCAGAGCAGAGCTCTTAGCGCCTAGCACTTACAAGCTCTCGCACTTACTCCGAGGTCAACGTGGTACGGAGAACGCTATCGCTGATAGTGTCCCGACAGGCGCAAGGGTTATTCGCCTTGATGATAATTTGGTTCTGGCTCCCATCACTTTGAGCGAGATAAGCTTGCCGTTCCGGTGGCGTATCGTGCCCAGCAGAGCCTCGCTTTCTGATCCTGCCACGTTGGCATTAGGCTTTGCACCAGAAGCCAATGGTTTGCGCCCGTTCTCTCCGGTTCATGTTGCCCAGCCCAGTCGCACAGGACGGCTGCCCGGCGATCTCACTCTCTCCTGGATCAGGCGTTCTCGCGTGCCCGAAGCGGATAGCTGGCTTTTGCGCGATGTGCCACTGGTTGAAGAGGTCGAGGCCTATGAGGTGGAGATCTTCAAAGACGGCTCAGTAATCCGCACGCTCACTTCCGCGACCAGTAATGCTGTTTACACCAGCGTGCAGCAGATAGAGGACTTCGGCGCTGAACTCCCTGTCGAAGACATGCTCACCATCCGCATCTACCAGCTCTCCAACACCTTGGGTCGCGGCACACCGCTTACCGCCACTTTGCACTTCTGAGGCAACGACCATGTCAGAGACAACCTCTCGGCTTGCCCTGCCCTACATCACGGCAGCGCAGGCACAAAAACATGTCACACACAATGAAGCCCTTCGCCTGCTCGATGGTCTCATTCAAATGCGGGTCCTCAATTCAACTTCGGCGGCACCGCCAAGCGCTCCGAGTGAAGGCGACGCTTATATCGTGAATTCTCCCGCCACAGACGCATGGACTGGCTGGGAGAAGGATATGGCCTTTTATGCCGATGGCAGCTGGTTCCGGCTGCCGGCCCTTGATGGCATGCGTGCTTGGGATGCGGGAGCTGGCACGTTGCTGATCTACACCGCCGGAAGCTGGAAAGCCCTTCCCGAAGTACTGAGCCTTGTGAAGTCAGCGCCGCTGGTTCATATCGCCAGAGGGCCGCTTGGAGGCACCACAGGCCTGGGTGTTCTGGAAGAAACCCTCGCCGACCTAGCAGGATCTACTGTCGAAACCACCATTGCCATTCCCGATCGCTCCATCTGCCTTGGCGTTTCCACCAGAACAGTCACCGCAATCACCGGGGCTACGTCCTATGACTGTGGCATTGACGGCGAACCTTCCAAGTTCGGCGGCTCCCTCGGCATTGCTGTGGGCAGCACCAACAAGGGCATCATTGGCCCGCAAGGCTTTTACGCTGATACGCCCATTCGCCTGACCACCAAGGACGGCGACTTCACTGGGGGCACCGTCAGCGTGGCGATCCATTATCTCAGCGTCGGCGTACCGGAAGCCCCATGACCAACCTTGGCGAGATCATCAATGCGCTGGGCGGCGGGCCAGCAGCCGTTGCTATTGTCGGTCTGGGCTTCTTTGCCTGGCGGGTTCTTAACTGGTGGCGTGAAGACACCAAGGAATACAATGCCGCCCTTCGCGAGATCCAGAAGGAGGCCACAGAAGGCCTGCAAGCGAGCACTGAGGCCATTCGCGCCTTAACCGAGGAGATCAAACGCCGTGATTAAAAACCTCCTGAAAACCGCTCAACGCCCCAAAGAGCAGAGATGTAAGACCTGCAGCCGGCAAGCGGTGCTAGCCGTGCGTCAGAAGCGCCAGGAGCTCTGCCAGGCTCTTCAGGAACTGGCACAAGCGAGAAAAGCCAAAGACTGAGCCTGACGCCTACCCATCCCAAAGAACTCACCTCTTCAAGCTGCCTTCGGGCGGCTTTTTTTTATGTCTGGAGAACCAACTATGACCTACACCACACGGGACATCCAAGCCCGACTTGCTGCGCTGGGCTATGATCCCGGTCCCATCGATGGTCTTGATGGACTAAAGACAAGAGCGGCGATAGCTGAGGCGTTGAAAGCGCGGAACGTGAAGCGCGTCGAGGAGTTGTTTCACACCTCAGGCCTTCACCGCATTATCTTGCATTGGACAGCTGGCGCGGACGGGCTCATTGAGCTGGAGCGACAGCACTACCACCTCATCATCGATCGGGAAGGTCGAACACATGCAGGAGCACTTAAACCGGAAGCCAATGCCAATTGCCTCGATGGCAGCTATGCCGCCCACACCAGAGCGCTCAATACCGGGTCCATTGGCGTAGCCCTTGATGCCATGGCGGACGCAAAACATTCACCATTTGAACCGGGCAAATATCCAATCACGCAGGTGCAAGTTCAGGCACTTGTTGAGACGGTTGCTGATCTCTGCGAGACTTATCAGATCCCGGTCAGCCCATACTCCGTTCTTACCCACGCAGAAGTTCAGCCAACGCTGGGCGTCAAACAACGCAGCAAATGGGATATCGCCTGGCTGCCGGATATGGCATTGCCTGGAGAACCCGTTGAAGTGGGTGACAAGCTACGTTCTCTCTTTACAGCTGCAGGGCTCTGAGCTTTCAAGTTACTGCGGCGACAACTGACAGGAAACTATCTCTCGTTGAAAGTGCAAACAGATCACTGGGCCAGCAGCTGCCATTCGACAGATTCCATCAAGGGTTGTTGCTGTCTACATAACGGGCCTTCTGAGTACCTTAACGGGTAGTCCTTCATGGGTCTGTATGATCACTAGATTAAGAGTGAACAATGGAGCAAAAGTTGAAATCGTCAGGCCAGCTTCAAAGATTTCTGATAGTCTTCTCCGGCCTGCGCAATCTCATCGTTCCACCTCATCATCAACGTTCCGAAATCGACACTCAACTCCACCGTATCAACGCTTTACCACAATGGAAACAAGCCGCGATGCTTCACACTTAAAGTGCGGCTGGAGAAAACTAGCGCGGACAAATTCAGGCTGGCCTTTGATAGCGCCATCAAAGGCCAGCCTGCTGGGAGCAAATTGAACCGCTTTGTATTAATTGCTTTTGCTGAAAATTCGCGTTTTAAGGCTAGATACCAGTATCTTGAGGCAACCGACAATCAGCAGGACAATGACACAACGAAGCTCCTTACAGGGTAAGATAACACCCGAAGTTCTGGAAAAAGTCTTTACCGCCTCCTTTGAGTTGATCTTTGAAAACGGCCGCTCCAATCTCACTTTAGAAGCTATTAGCGAGCGGTCCGGCGTATGCCTTGAAGCGCTTCAAATGCAGTTTAAGGGTGATCAAGACCCTGTCGCTCCTGCAATGCGATGGTATATTATGCGGTTTAGCCAAGAAGTTCGTTCCAGTTCCGCATTGTTCTCAGACCTGTTTTCACGCATGCATTCCATGTTGATGGATTTTGCCGAACTGTGTGCTGCTCAATACAAAATGGAGGGCAATCTGTTCTGGTCTACCGTTGGAGATATCGCCCGATATGATCCAGAATTGCGTGAAGAATATCTTGAGCTGCGATCCATGTGGGCAGAAGACATTCGAAGCAGATTAAAAAACCATCGCCGGGAATTGAATGACGATGTTGACATCGAAGCTCTCACTCAGTTTTTTATGATGGTGTTTGAGGGCATTATCGAAATGGTCAAGTTTGACACGCCGTTGGAAGACGTACGCAAAGCAATCGACACAGCCATGATAATCCTCAGTAAGCACATGAAAAAAAATGATCTCGAACGAGATTAGGCCTTTGAGTGCCCGCCTCCATCAAAAGGTTTGCTCGTAAGGTCCCGTTAAGACGGATTTGAATTTCGCCTGCCTTTCATCAGCTACTATGGAACAGGCTTGCAGATTTGAATAAAGGAGTGTTTTGCCTCATCGTTGACTCTTAATCTAGTGATCAGGGCCAACTGCGGACCTTCGGGCGTTAAAATCAAGGGTTGAGCCAGTTCCACCACGAGGCGTCTTCAATAGCCCCAGCAAACGATCTGTAACTACTCCGGTAGGCCCATAGCGGATAAAGAGCTCATCATTCAACAGTCATCCGGTTGCCACGACCGAATTGTTTCGTAAAGTTTTTTGATTTCAGGTGAGAGAGACGGATCGAAGGCGCAGAGTTTCTTTCCATTTTCTTCCCAAAAAGCCGCCCGTCGCTGAGCTAGTACTCTTTTGCTGCCGTAAGACGGTTGCAAAGAAAGACTGTCGGCGTCTAAATAGCTTTCAATTGTGCGAATAACAGCATTATCTTTGTTGTACCACAAGCCAATTTTATGCCCGTACTCTAAGAGTCCGGTGACCTCAGATCTAATGTACTCTTTGGCCGCAGAAAAATTAGAAGAGTCATATACTTGTCCGTCATCGTTTAATTTACTATCGCTATCAATGATGACGTAAGCATGCCGACTAAAACTAAACATCTTGATCAGTTTTTCTTTTTCAAAGTCGTGTTCTTCGCCAGTCGAGTTATCAATGGAGATGGCATCCAGCAAAGCACCGCCATACATCTGAAATTCGAAGTGTTGGCCTTGTTGCAGATTTTTCAAGCGATTTTCCCTTGCAAACATGTTCAACCAGGCCCTCAAGTATATAACATCGGAGGGACCTTCGACCCAAACGACGCCATTGCATTGCAAGAGGTCACTACCAAAGACCCCCAACTCATCAAGAATTCTACTGGTTGAACCCTCGATCTCCCGGATACTAGTACAAAGCGACTGTCGCTCTACATACTGTTCTCCTCTCTTCAGGTGGAGGTTGGGATTATGATCTCTGACGCGAGCATTTGCTGGATCGAATGATGTGTCTGTCCAAGAAGAATGAACTTCAAAAATCTTGGCTTGTTCTTGGAGACCCAGAAAATGTTGCAAAACAACGGAGGAGTGAGTCGTAACGAAGAATTGAGAGGCTTTAGGATCATGGATTACTTCCCAGCTTGGTCGATTTCCGTGTCGAGTCGCTAACCAATTCTGCCAAGCCTCTTCCACTTCATTAATATTGCTATCAGCAGTTTGGCTTCGGTTTCCGGGGGTTGCTATCCATGTCAAAATTCTAAGCAATCGGCGCAATGCTCTGGGTTCAATTCCCATTTCTGGTTCATCAAGAAGGATAACTTGGCCATTCGCTACGAGTATTTGATGAACCAACTTTGCGACACGCAACGTGCCGTCTGACCACCAAGTTCGGTTGAATGACACAATCCCGCCGCCGCGTATGTCTTGAGGAGATGCCTCTTTGGTTGGCATTGAGTGTGCAGGGATGCGAGAATGTGCCTCGCTAAGATATCCAGGACCGATGACTTTTAAGTCTCTTTGGAAAATATAGGATAGGATAAAAGACAATCTTCGGTGCAGATCACGCGCCTTATGCGAGACCATCATTTTTTCGAAATCGGAGTCGCTCAAATCGGATTTTACTAGCGTTGTTCCGCCTTCTAACCTTATCAGGTCTCCAGAAACCAAAGTGTCCATTTCGAATTTTACAGAAAGCTGTTCGTCCCGTTTAGTTTCCCCCTTGGATTCAAAGTTAACTGTAATTTCTCCGCAATCAGCGTAGAATGGTGACCTGTCACAAATGGAGTCACTTTTTAACTTGATAAGATATATTGGTGGAGCCGATATATTAGGCCCTTGTTTGATTAGCGTTGAACCTCGAACTTTTTTGTACTCCCAACCAACATTATTGATTAACTTGAAGACATTTGATTTTCCGGATCCGTTTCTGCCGATTAGCAAATTTAAAGATCTACAGCCTGTAACTCCCTGACCTTCTGGTCCAAAGGATAGAACGTTTTTTGCAAAAATATCTTTTATGAACAAATGTCACCTGTTTGAAAAGTACGCTTCATGCTTAAGTTTTAGCTCAACATCAAGAATGATGCATATCTCTTGATATACGCACGATACACTTATCAAACAGGAATGACCCTAAGTTGCAGAAACATGTTTGTACAGGTTGCCCGACTTCAGGTTGAATGTCCGCAAATGGTCAGTTCGTCTTCAAGCAAGAATAGTCCTAAGGAAATGGGCGTTCCTGAGTAGCTCTCAGCTTGCTAACTGGCGCTTTGTAGCAGGTAACTCACTGCCCTACCTTGGAGGCCCTCCCCCGTACTGATCCGCGACTGCGATCGTCATTTCCCACCCCCATCCAGTTATTACCCGTCTCGCGAACATGTCTTTTGTTGACGTGGTGTTGACGCGAACGCAAAAAGC